GACGAACCTCAGGTAAATGAAATTCAACAACAGTATTAGCACCAGGATCAACAGTATGATAACACGGTAAGGAGGACAACTTAGTAACACTTTGCGAACTAGTTGTAGTATAAAATGGATCATTTACCAATTCAGGCCAATAAGCAACCTGATAACGACCATACTGATATGGTGTCCCATTCGAAACCATTCTCATGTTAAGTCCCCCAAACTTAACTAAGTAAAAATTTGCTATCTTCCGGGACACAGCCTTATCAGTCATCAATAATGCCCACGGATCAAAAGCAAAAGTTGCTCCGGTAACATCCCATGTAAACTCATAGATCTTAACGGGTCTCTTCAAATATTGCAAAATATCATCATTAATTGATCCCAGTTGCATCTTAGTTAACTGTACAGATGGAGCATCTTCTTGCATATCATCAGTATTATCAACAAAATCAACAACGGAACCAAATTTAGTGACATTATGCTCACGAAATCCTAATTCTCCAACACTAGAGACAATACCATGACCACCCTCAGTCTCTATTTTAGAATCAATGATAGTTGCTGGAGCACTATTCGCAGTGGGACCAGAATGTGCTAAGTTACTTTCATCAAATGCAGGATGCATAGAAGAAACAGGTCGATTAGCACTATTGCCACTATCATTAGCAATATTACCACCTGAAATTTGATTTGAAATTCTAGACAATCTTATATAAGACAAAAGGACGATTGAATCCTTTTGAATTTAATTTCTACGTTTGTCAAACATTGCCCCACTTGTGGGCAGACTTAATATTTAGGCAGATGCAAGTTGAGTAGAATACTTGCAGAGATCGCTAAATAAGATGAGATTTTATAAATAAAATCCCCAAAAGATCACATAAATTGAACTTGTAAAGTATTATTAAAATACTGTTCAGTCAATTCATCATAAGAGCACCAGTGAAAGGTGCTCTTAACATCAAAATCTATATAACCATTAAGACGCAAATTCCATGCTAAAACTTGAAGCATAGCCCTACGCTCAAGAAATACAGATCTACCATAAAACCAATATTGTTTATGAGCATCTAAAATATTACTGACTAGTTGCAAGTCTTCACCTTGTTTATCACAATCAGTGAAACATAACATTCGAAACAATGATCTCTCTTCTAATGGAGCTAAAACAACTCTTGACTCAATGCCCTTATTAATAAGGACTACACACTCAAATTTTCTCTTAAGAAAACGAATTTCACTAATTGGCCAGAAATCGGGAACAACACCCTTCTCCTTATTCTCAGGAGTATAATCCAATCCATAACTTTGCAAGACCTTCTTAATAGCATTAAAACCAAAAGTTTTTAGCTTAGTGTTATTAACATGATCATCACCAAAAGTCATTAGATGGTTACACGCACGAAAAGAAGGAATAACAGTAGTATTATGTTCGTGAGTATACCATGCCATTCTAACGTACATGCTACATATAAAAGAACTAAACACAGCAGTAACTATAGTACCCGATGGTAATGACGCCAACAATTCAAAAATGTCACCACGCAAATCAATCTTATAAAATATAATTTGCTCCAAGCAATTAATCATCATATATACATCATTTTCATTATAACCTATCTTACGAGCTATTATAATACATAAGAAGATAAAATATAACATAACAATTCTTAACTGTTTCTTATCAAAATTAACAAAATCACCAGCAGAATTATAACCATATGTGGTAAGATACTTAAAGATTTCACCCCAAGTCTCACCCATTGCATTAACACCAACCGCACATTCAAAAGCAAGAGGATAAC